AACAACAACAACACAACAAACAATAACACATTGAACAATTTCAATTTGAACTTCTTTCTGAACGAGCAGTGCAAAGATGCACTCAATATAACGGAATTCGTGGAATCGCTTAAGATAACATTTGACGATTTATTGTATTCGAAGAAGAATGGATTGGTGCAGGGGATTAGCAATGTGATGATACGCGGGTTGAAAGAATTGGATATATACAAACGTCCGATCCATTGCACAGATAAGAAACGTGAGACGATGTATATTAAAGACAAGGAGAAGTGGGAGAAAGATGAGACGCACGAGATAATGAAAAATACGATAGAAATGATCGCAGATAAGGAGCGTAATGCGTTGCAAATATGGACGGACGAAAATCCGGATTGGATGGAGACGGAGCAGAAACAAATAGCGTATTTGACAATGTTGCGCAATATTTCGGAGCCGATAGAAGATGAGGAGAAAAACGGGCGCAAGATTATTCGCGCAGTGAGTCGCGAAGTGATTATTGATAAGAAGGACTAGATGTCGGTGCGATGGTATGGGAGGGATGTCAACCATGATACCTTAAACAGGAGAGAAACGAGAGAAACAAGAGAGAAAATAAAAATATAGAATAGGAAAATCTTCCCATAATTAGTAAAAAAGCATTATATACATACTTAGACACAAGAGGATAAAATATAGTATTAGTATATAGTGTATATTGACAAACATGGTTTTTGAGACGAATACGACGTATGATTATTCCTTTTATTATAAACAAGATACTAATATAAAGCCATTACCCAAAACCCACAACGATGTATATTATCATCGTATGCAAGAGACAGCAAATCCAACACCATCTTTACCCCATAGTATGAATATGGGTAGTATATGTCGCGATAAAAATAATGAAGCGTATTATGAGTTTGTATATAGTCCTATATTCCCAAAAAGTTCGATGACACAAACGTCGCTACATGGTGACCAAGAAATAACAGAAAAAAACATGTCCTATTATTTGAAACGATGTTTTTGTTGTGGGAGGATATAATATTTGACAAAAATGATATAAAAATAATGAAACATAATCATGTTAATAATTATGTTTCATTTTAGTTGCAACGCGGCACCATTTTTACTACCATGAAGTGAAACTGCTACCTAGTGCGCCATTTGCAGCTTCGGGTTCGCTACTATCCATCATACCGCCGCCCATGCCGCCGCCGCCACCACCACCCATAGCATACGGGTTCGACGTGCTCATACCTGACATGGCTACATTTTGTAGGGGATTTTGAGTATTTGCATACATGTTAGTAGCTGGAGGTTGTGTAGGTCCCTGCATAGGAAGAGGGGCTGGTGAAGAATATTGCTGAGATATAGCAGGATTTAGGGTTGTAGTGGAAGAGTTAGCTTGATTTTGTTTTGTGCCACTTAAAGATAAAATCCGTTGTGTGTCTGTGGTGGTTTTGTTATCGTGTATTTGTCTAAGTTTATCGGCAACTAAATGTCCTGTAGCAGCAGCCTTTGCATCATCTGCACCTGCAGCTTTTGCGGCAGTTGATGCTTTATCAAATGCAACTTCATACGACCATTGATTTGTTTCATGATCGTACATACTAAATGAACCAATCCCTTTCTCTGGTTTATCTTTTATACCGAATAATTTTGTGATATACTGATCCAATGTAAACCAGTTATCAAATCTATATAATAAAATATTTACTCTTTCTGCGTAACCGGCAGGACTGATTAATAGAACCATGATAAGAATTATTGATATATTGGTTAAATTGATAACATCGTAATATTTACCACTTAATGTAGGTATAAAGTTTACTATTCTATCAATAAAAAATATTCCGACAATAAATGCCACTATACTTAAAAAGGTTACTAAAGTAATATATAGTGTACTATCTTTATATGTAATATTTGGGGTATATTTTTTAATGTAGAAATAAATTAAAATAAATGGAACTATAGAAAGTGCAGAATATTGGACAAAGTTCACTAAATCAGCTTGTTTAAATTTTGATAATTTAAAAACATAGGAAAAAAATCCTTGATTCGTAATAGGTTTAATTTCATCCATGGTGATATATATTCTATATTTACTATGAATTATGTTAAGAAATTAATTATAATAATAAATGAATTATATTATAAAAATAGATACGTATAAATATATAAACGTATCGATAGTTATAAATACTATAGCTATAACACTATAATACTACAATACTACAATATGCTAAAAGTTTCTTCTAAATTTAATAATAGAAAAAGATATAACTTTTCGTCAAACCAACCTGGTGACCAACAAAGTTACCATGAAGAAGACCACGAGGAATACCAGTATTTAAATCTTTTACATGATATTTTACAGCAGGGTGTAATGGAGAAAGGACGAAATGGGAATACCCTATCTATTTTTGGAGCGTCGATGTATTTCAGCCTAGAAAATGGAAAAATACCAATACTTACAACTAAAAAAACGGCATGGAAAACATGCCTAAAAGAGTTGTTATGGTTCATTCGCGGGGATACAAACAACGAACACTTGCAGCGTGATGGTGTTCATATTTGGGATGGAAATGGATCGCGCGAGTTTTTGGATAGTCGCGGGCTTGATAAGAATCGTGTGGGTGATTTGGGACCGATATATGGTCATCAGTGGCGATATTTCAATGCAGATTATCAAACATGTGACGAAGACTATAGTGGACAAGGTGTCGATCAGCTACAAGAAATTATAGATACGCTAAAGAATCCCGAAACAAGGACAAGTCGACGTATGGTAATGACTGCATGGAATCCATGCAAGTTGAATGAAATGGCACTTCCTCCATGTCATATATTGTGTCAGTTTCATGTGACGGATGGCAGCAAATTGTCATGTTCGATGTATCAAAGATCAAACGATGAATGCTGTGGGACGCCGTTCAATATAGCATCGTATAGTTTTCTTACACATTTACTAGCAAACCATTGTGGGTTAGAGCCTTATGAGTTTATATACTTTAAAGGCAATTGTCATATTTATGAAGATCATATTGAAGGGGCTAAGTTACAACTTCAAAGAAATCCTTATCCTTTTCCGACAATTTCAATGAAACAAACTAGAGACAACATTAATGATTATCAAGTTGAAGATTTTGAAATTAACAATTATCAACATCATCCACCGATAAAATTTCAGATGGTTGCATAGAAATATAAAAATATAAAACTATATTCTATATAGAATGGGAAAATACTTTATAGATAAATATTCATTATATCATTTGTGTTCAGGAATTATTGCTTATTATTGTGGTTTATCATTTGGGAAATGGTTCACAATACATGCAATTTATGAAGTACTAGAAAATTCGCGGCTGCAAAAAGAATTAGACAAAGTTGAAATATGGCCCGGGCGTAAACCAAGCCCTGATTATGTTATGAATAGTGTAGGTGATCAAATATCTACTATGATTGGTTGGTGTATTGGTTACTTTATGAATAAATATTAAATAATATAAAAATGCAAAAAAAGAAATAATCATTGCGTATAAAAAGATTTAAAATACTATTATTAAGAAATATATAACAATTCTACATATTTTAGTTCTGTTTAAGTTATAGAATAGTCAAATGAGTAATAGTGCATCATTATCTGCGGCAAAACGAAGGAGGACTAATGTTCCTCAAGTAGGACAACCCCAATCATATCAACAACCACAACCACAGCAACAGATTCAAGGACCCCCCCAGATGGGCGGAAATTTACCTCCGGGATTACCGCCCAATTTTAGACAAATGCCCCCGCAACTACAGCAGCAAATACTTCGGCAGATGCAGCAGCGGATGATGCAAGCGCAACAACAACAATTACAACAACAACAACAATTACAACAACAACAACAACAACACATACCTACCATTCCTAAAAACATACCCGTTGCAATGAGTTCAAATAGTATGAATGAAAAGATGCCCCCTCAAGTTTCAGGTGCAGGGCCGTATGTAGTAAATTCAGTATTGCATAATCGCGCAATATCGGAGACAGATGGTATTCATATTCGTGATTTGCCAATGAGCGCTGCAGGACTGCCATGTTTACCATCTGGTGCAGCACTTCCGCCTAATATTTTATTTAAACTACATCATGACGAGCTACTAAACCAGGATGCGATGATTAACGATTATTCGAATCGTTTGCAAATGTTGACAAATCGTGTAGACAAGATTGAGCGTGGGGGTGGTGGCGGCAATTCTAGCAGCACTAGTACACAGAACCCGGTGTCGAATTTTTATTCGTCGTCTGATTCTGATTTATCAAATGACGTGATTGGTTTAGCAAGTAATACTGATTTTATTGCAAAGGTTTTAGATAACATTCTTACGAATACGAATTTATCGGATATTATTAACCAGATAGAACCATTGCAAAAAGAGAATGAATCATTGAGGACACTTATACATTCTCAACAGACAACATTGAATGAATTGTCGACACTTGTCATGAAACTTATCAATGGAAGTTTACCACAACAAGGGCATTCAATGCCTCATACCCAACCAACCTATGATAGTGAAAATACTTTTACATCTACATCTACATCGACAATGCAAATGCCAGATAATTTTAATCTTAAATATGAAGACATCCGTGGTGAGTTTTGCAACAATGTAAATGGCGACGCAGTAGATGCAGCAGATGCAGCAGGATCATTCCATAACGATGTAGAACATCAAGGCGACCATGAAGAGAAACAAGACTATGCGAATGAAGACGAACAAGAAGACGGAGAAGACGGAGAAGACGGAGAAGACGGAGAAGACGGAGAAGACGGAGAAGGCGAAGAAGTTTAAAATATAATTCAGTTATATGTGCGTGTATTCTTTCGACACACATATAATATTTGTATTTGTATTTGTATTTGTATTTTGGAAACAATATACGTATAAAAATATATTAAACAATGAATGAGTAAGAATTTATAAAAAAAATTATAAAAATAAATTAGTGAGTATACTATTCAACAACGAATATAAAATATAAACTATATAATAGTCGTTTTTATTCAAAAGTAAGTAAATGAAGGAAATAATCGCAGTGGTTATATTTTGTTTAATTTTGTTTATTTATTTACATGTTCATTTTCATTTAAAAAAGGTGGATGATTTAGAGATATATGAATTATGTCAGCCGTCGAAAGAAAGACTAGAGGAAGTGTGTGATTTTCGCCAACCGGTAGTAACCGATTTCAATAATCAAAGTATCATTGAGAAGTGTAATTTGAACTATATGAAAGCAAATTATACAGGGTATGATATAAAAATCCGCAATGTAAAAGAGCGCGATGATGAAACAGAGTTGTATATTCCTTTAGGTATAGTTGAGTCGATCGACTTATTTAAAAAGGACAAAGAGTCAAAATATACAAGCGAAAATAACTACGATTTTTTGGATGAAACCGGTCTTATAAAGTTGTATAGAAACAATGACATGTTTTTGAGACCATCCATGGTTTCATCGTGCAACTATGATATACTATTCGCATCCCTTAATGTCGAAACACCATTGCGATATGAAGTGAATTATCGTAACTATTTTGTAGTGACAAATGGTAAGGCGGTTGTGAGACTACTTGTTCCGAAGTCAAAGAAATATTTATATGCAACGAATGACTATGATAACTTTGAATTTATTTCGCCGGTGAATCCGTGGAATGTGCAAGATGAATATCGTGCTGACTTTAATAAGCTTCGAACGATTGACGTTACACTTATAACGGGACAAATGATCCATATACCTGCATATTGGTGGTATAGTATTAAATTTGTAAAATCAAATACTACGATTTGTGTGTTTAAATATAAAACCTATATGAATACATTGGCGATAAGCAATCATTTAGTTATGCGGTTATTGCAAGGACAAAATACGAAACGTGTTGTTGCAAGTAAGATGCATATAGTTGAGAATAAAAGCAACAGCAACAGCAACATTTCGGGCAAAAATGAAGACCATAGTGAAGAGAGAGGCGATTATGTAAGTATACCAGTACCAACGGCATCGTCAGGTCCATTACCCAATGATGCAATACCGATACCCTACGATATCCATCAAAAATCGATTAATACATTAGATACAGAAAATACGTTAAATGATGATATAATTAAAAAGAAACTCGATACTAATACTAGTAAAAGTGAAGAGGAAGTAATAATTAACTTGTAGTCCATAGTCCATGGTCCCCTTCATACAGCTTTTTCTAATAATGAAATAAAACTTTGTATATCGATACATACATCGGCTTCGCCTTTCGCAAGAACATAAACGAACGGGGTTCTAAACCTTTCTGGAATATAGTTTAAATAATTTATATTAACATATTTATTATCATTAAAGTAGTCTTTAGGATAATTGTCATAATAAACATAACACTTTCGAAAAATAAGAATAGTCGCGAAGATAAAAGATACTGACCAAAGGTCATTATTTTTTGTATTTTTTACCCAGTTATATTCTGTACTATCTTTATAATTTTCGTCGGTATTCATCGTATCAGGATGACAAAAAGGTTTTGTCCCGCCAGTGCCTTCGGATAATTCATGAAGTCCGCATAATCCAAAGTCAATAATATATGGACGATTTGTGGTATATTCGACAATAATATTATCAGGTTTTATATCACCATGAACTACATGTTTTGAGTTAATAAATTTAATAGACTTGCATATACGTATACACATCTGGATATAAACTTCTATATTAACAAGTTGGTTTGCATAAATAAGCATCCAGTCACGTAACGAAATCGTATTATGTATTCTGGGTTGAACGCTGAAACTAATACTTTTTTTACTTTTTGATGAAAAATACGCATAATATGGTAAAACTATACTATGTTCTTCAATGAGTCCTTTGCCTAAGTTAAACATGCCAATTATTTCATTTTTAAAATTAAATGATTCTGTATCTATTTTTATGATAAAGTTATCAGTTTTAAAAACGCCTGCACGATAAATGCTATTGATACGATCGTTATCATAAAGTTTAATACTTCGTAGATTATACATAATATCGATATTTTTATGTAGTATCGCTTCAGTATATTTTGCGAATTCATAATAATGTGTTGTAGTCATTCCATCACGCAATGAAGAATAATCTAAATTACTTAAATAAAAATCTGAAATACCGGTTACATACGTTTTTTTGTCACAAGAGTTATATGTACTTGTAACTATTTTGTCTATTATGTTATTGACTACAAAAGATGAGTGGATCATATTCAAATCATTATCGTAACAATATATTTCTAAATTGTTATTTAAAATTTCACTATTTGCTGTTTCCATTTTTGTTTCCATTTTTGTTTCCATTTTTGTTTCCATATCTTTGTTACTATAATGATATGTTATTTTATTTAATTCATTTTTATTATTGGAATTTACGTTTAGATTCGCATTCGTATTGACATTTACATTGATATTGACATTTACATTGACATTTACGTTGACATCATTTTTAGAATTATCTTTATCTTTATCTTTATCTTTATCTTTATCTTTATCTTTATCTTTATCTTTATCTTTATCTTTATCTTTATCTTTAATCTTGAAAAAAGAAAATAGTTTATTTTTTAAAGACATAGTGTTATTTATCACAGAAGATGTTGTCATTATTACGATAATGATAGACAGCGCAAGACACGCAAAATACGTTATTATATAGTTATACTTATTACAAAAATATATCTATATGGTATTTGAATATATTTAACCAAATGTGGATTCTTCACAGAATTCAATATATAAAAATCCATCTTCATCAGTGTATTCATTATATAGCACGCATAAAGGAGACGACATAGGAAATAATTTATTATTAATAAAAAAGAATAGAGCAGTGCTTTCTTTTATTTTCATTTTATCGCGCAATATTTTTACAAATTGTCCCATAACAATTTCATTCGGAACTAAATATTTTACTTTGTGTTTTTCTGCTATAAAGGATAAGTAGTTCGTGGAATTAGGTGACATTTCAACAATAACGGGAATGCGGTTTGGATAAAGTTCTTTTAATTTTTGAGACTTTATTTTGCGTTCGTCAAGTGTTGTATTTTTTTTATATGAAGATGGCATAATATATAATATGATATAATATGATATACTATATATTTATATATAGTTTTAAATAAATTTATATTATTTATTCCCTTTCATATAAATATATAGAATGTCGAATTCATAGACATTCTATATATAGATGAATTTTTATTTACTTCCATCCAACAAACGTATTATAAGAACTTTAACATCTGAGTCATGTCGTCTTGGTATTGTTTTCGTAGAGAATATAATATTTTCAAAAGATTATACTTTGTTTCTCCTTTGATAAAATGAATTTTATACTCAATTACTTTGATATAATGATTGAGTTTTATCATAGATTCGATAATTTTTGATGTCTTTTTTAGTCGTGAATCATTTTGTCCAAATATTTCTTTTTTCTCTCGTTTCTCTTGTTTCTCACCATCTTCATATTCATCACTTCCGTCATCGTGATTGTCCTGGTCCCGGTGGTCATAATTATTCCGAAGTATTTTTTTATAATATTCAACTATATGATCATAATGGTGATGGATATGAGTATGTGTTTGTTTAATTACATAGTATAACTCGCGACGTAGTTTTTCGTTGTTGACACTTATATCATCATCTTTATCATCATTTCTATCATCCTTAATTGAATGCAAATAACGAAACATATTAAATATATGTTTATCGATTATATTTTTTGAAACTTTTGCATTGCTGATAATGATTTTTATGTTGTTTTTGATGTTGTAAATATTTTGTGTTTCGGGTTTTTTTTTTACTTGAAGTTTATCTGTTGGTGTAGCCGTCTGCGCAGGAACGTGATGTGTCGTTTTCAATACACTTGAATGAGTTGTCGCGTGGGTTGTTGGTGCAGCCGTCTGTGCAGGAACGTGGTGTGTCGTTTTCAATAAACTTGAATGAGTTGTCGCGTGGGTTGTCGGT